AGGTAATATTACATCAGGTGGTATTATATCAAATGATAATGCTAGCATTGATACATTAGGTAATATCATTAACAATGGTAATATTACTACATTAGGTAATAATGATACTACAGGTAATATTACTGGTAATGTGTTAAACTCAACAACAACTTCTGGTGCACCCTTTACAGTACAAAGTGCAGCTTTAGTGACTAGTTTAAATGCTGACTTGTTAGATGGTAAACATGCTACTGCATTTGCTAATGCAACACATACACATCCTATGAGTGATGTTATTGATTTATCAGGAGCTTTAGCTGGCAAATCAGATACAGGACATACACATCCTATGAGTGATGTTATTGATTTATCAGGAACTTTAGCTGGCAAATCAGATACAGGACATACACATCCTTATGCACCATCAGTACACTCACATACTGCTGGTAGTACAGAAGGACAAATATCATATAATGATTTAACTGATTTACCTAGTGCACAAACAACAGGATTTGGTAGTGTTTCGAGTATAGATTTAACAAGCTTGCCAGGAGTTCCAGATAATACGCTGTTTGAATTCAGAAATGACCATTCAACAGTTCAATTTAGAATACCATCATTCACATTATCAGCAGCAGAAATTACGCTTGATGCGTGGTCTCTCGAATATAAAAGCATTACTGAGCGTTTAACGTTAGTATCACCAGTTTATACATTTGACACCAGTTTATATCCTAAAACCCTAGTTAAGGTAATCTTTAAGAGTTATCGCGATAGTTTTGTATCTCAATCACTTTTAATAACCATATTAACAACCGGCGTAATCGAATTCAGATATGCAATAACATCGGAAACTCATGGCGGAATACATGCAACTTGGGACCGTGATATGATTATCCCTGAATCAGGTGGTTCGTTTCCTATATTTAGAGATTGGATATAGAATATGAGTTATAAAACAGAAACAATATTAAAAAGAATTAATTCAGATAATTATGAAATTTATAAGAAATTCCAATATACAAATAAATACTATGACATAATCATAAAAAAGGGATTTATAACTGATGGAGCGACTATTCCTAGATTTGCATGGAGTATTGTTGGTTGTCCATTGAATGGTAATTATGTTGGGCCAAGTATAATTCATGACGCATTATATGCAACTAATTTATTATCAAGAAAAGAATCAGACCAACTATTTATTGATCTGTTAAAAGAGGCTGGTGTTGGTTATATTAAAAGAAAATTATTTTATAATGTATTAAGAGTTTTTGGATATACATTCTATAATAATAGTGATGAATATATTCAAGAACAGAAAAAATTCGTTACTATTAAGAAATTATCTTAATTTATTTAATTCCTTATTTAATGGGTCAATTTGTACAACAAGACTTATAATTTGTTATGTTATAAACCAGTAAGTAACACTGACATTATTTTTATTGTATAAAAACCGTCCAGTTTAATAATCATGTTTTATTCAACTACAATTATTTTATTATATGTTGTTTATGTATTTGATGTATTCAAACAACATGAACAACATGAACAACCACTTCAAATGCCGATTCTTTCACGTACTTCATTTTTAGTGTTCTAAAATAGAAAGGTTGTTAAGACATACAAACTAATTTTTTCATGTTTTCCTTTAATTAAATAAATCTTTAGTAATTTTGTCAAGATAGTCAGAAATTCTTTTAGAATTATTACGAGCATCTTCTGATGGAACTTCTTTAATTAATTCATCTGTTTTCTTGTCATAAAAGCGATATATAATATCACCATAATCATCTTTCTCTAATTTTAAGGATGTTTTAGTTTTATCTTCAGCCCAATCATCTTTTAATCTTTGATATGCTTCAAGACTAATATTTAATTCAGAACCTTCTGATTTTTTTAATTCTTTAGCCAGCAACTCTTTTGAAGCTTCAGGTTGCACATTCTGAATACTATTGGACAATCGTGAAATATCATTATTTTTCATTGATTCAATCATTTAAGTATTCCTTTATTTGTTAGATTTTATTATAACTAATAAAACCTAATATGTAAATAGTTGTTTTTTCGTATTTTAGACTAATTTTAGCCGAAAAGACTCAAATAAGAACGTGGTTGTTGATTAGATTTCGCTAACATTGAATAACCTAATTGCTGTAATGTTTCATTTTTAGCTAATTGTGCTGAAACTTTCGCCATATCAGCATCTTCGATACTTGACATTGATGATTCTAATGATTTGTTCATGTTAACTAAGTTTTCATTCGCATAATCTAATCGATTAGTTGTAGACCCAATAGATGACAAACCAGATGTTAATGTTGTGTTATCAATATCTAAATTATCCAAGAATGTTTGTGCACCTACTACAGTTGATATATCACCACCATTAATGTTCATACTGGCTAATGTAGCATCGTAGTTTGTAACAGCAATCTGATCATTAACAGTATTTCCAGAACCTACCTGTAAGGTTACAGAGGTCACAGAACCATCTAATAATTGTATTCCGTTATATGTAGTTGCTTTTGCAATACGATCCATTTCACCCATTAATGATTGTGCTTCAGTGTTATTTTTTGTTCTATCAGCGGCTGACATTGTACCATCGGCCGATGTTACCGCTAGTTCTTTTAAACGTTCCATCATTGTGTTTATAGTAGTCATTGCTTCTTCTTGTACTGCTAACAAATCTTTACCACGTGTAATGTTATTCATCGCTGATTCATTGCCCATGAAGGTTTTTTTCATTCCCATTAAGATTGCCATACCTGCAGCATCATCTGCAGCTCTGTTGATTTTTTTACCAGTTGTTGCTTGTTCCTGTAATGAGCCATATTCATTATTTAATTTATTCAATTGGTTGCCAGCAATAACTGAACCGATATTTGTGTTAATAGATAATGTCATTTTTATATCCTCTTTTAATTAATTTATTTTGTTTCTGTTTACAATTAATATATCGGCTTATTTCGTATTTTTATAATAAACATATTTACATAAATGTTTAATTGTGATATAATTATTTAAAATGGAGAGATATAAAATGAAATATAGATGTTATTTAGTTAGATTTGATTCTTTAAAGATGTTTTATTTTGGATTTAGTCGTGATGGAATCAAAAATGGAATAACAAAAAGACTAATAGAAAAGAATATATATTATACATATCGAGAGTATAAAACTTTTGATAATTATTACGAATGTCTTAATTATGTTCAAGAAAAAATAAAAATCTTATCTAAAATTAAAGACTATACAAGAATCAAAGACACTGACAAAAAAGAAAATAATAAAGGATATAATGTTTATTACGATAAAAATTTAGAACAAGTTCGTACTGAATACAAACCTGGTTTATTGACAAAAAACGAGTATTATAAATGTGTATCTAACATAATTGAATTCGTATGTATTATGAAATTACCAAAAGATTATTATAATAAGTTAATCTTTAATACAATGTTTTCAAGTAAAACAAGTGATAATAGAAGGAAAAGAAAACATATATTAAATGCTCCAAAAGATGTACAAGAATTATATATTGATATAAAATTCACGAATAATGACTACATGTTTATAAAAGAATTCATTGTTTTTAATAAATGTACTTTACAAGACTTATCTAAAGCTAGTTCAAACCGTTTAATGTCCATTGCAAAAAATATTGGGTACTATAAAAAATATACATTTGTGATTGAATATTTGACTAAATTGTATTTGGACAAAGATGAATATAATATAGTTAATTTATTTTTATTACATCATAATATGACTAAAGTTGGTAAATTAACTAACAAAAGTAAAGGTAGAATTTCACAGATTATTAAACAAATGAACAAAAATATAAATGTAAATCAACCAAAGTTTTATGTTAATCGAGAAATACAACATTATTTTATACAGGATAAATTTTATCATATTGACACGAAAAATTTTAAGGGATTAATATGTTTGGATTTATAATATACAAAAAGGAGAATTATGAAAGATTTTATTGATTATGGAAAACTGAGGAATTAAGTGCAACATTAATGGATATACCACGTTGGAAGAATGTACTGAAATTTAATGAAGAAGTCGGAGAAGTTAATCGAGAATTTTTATAATTTATTAATTCTGTAAATGCATCTAAATCTGCGGAATGAACAATAGAAACATTTTTAGAAGAATTGTGTGATACATTAAATTAAGTATTATATATTCTAAATCATCTAGAAAATGAAGGGTTTTATTAATTCTAAAGAAGCAAAAATAATGTTTAAATAAAAATTACAAAAATTGGGAATCAAAAATAACATGATAAAAGCGATATTTGCGATAGATGAGAAAGGTGGACTTGGTAAAGATGGAACATTACCATGGCCTAAAAATAAAGAAGACATGAAACATTTTCAGCATTGTACGACTAATTCTATTGTTGTGATGGGTAGTAATACGTGGAATGATCCGTGTTTTCCTGCACCATTAAAGGATAGAATTAATATTGTAGTTAGTAATGCTGATAAAAAATTTGAAGGAGCGATTAAGATATCAGGCGATATTAAATCGATTATTAAAGAATTAGATGGGCCAATAAGTGTATGGATTATTGGTGGACGTGATTTAATTATGCAATGTTTAGACATAATTGAAGAAATATCAGTTACTAAGATTAAAGGTGATTTTGATTGTGATAAATTTATTCATTTGAGTGAATTAGTTAATTTCGAATGTGTGGATATCAGACGAACACAGACAGGAAATATTTATAAAACATTGAGGAGAAAATTGTGAAACAGTATTTAGATTCATTAAAATACATTTTAAATTATGGTGAAGATGTAAATGATAGAACAGGTGTAGGAACTAGAAGTATTTTTGGATATAGTATGCGCTTTAATTTACAAGAAGGTTTTCCAGCTATGACGACTAAACGATTAGCATGGAAGTCTGTTGTTAGTGAATTATTATGGTTTTTAGAAGGTTCAGAAAACGAAAGACGATTAGCTGAAATTTTATATGAAGATGATAGATTAAATTTGGCTGATAAGAAAACAATTTGGACTGCTAATGCTGATTCCCAAGGTGTAAAATTAGGATATATTAATAATAACAAAAGGAAAGAATTAGGACCTGTTTATGGTGGGCAATGGAGAAGATTTAACAATGAAAATGTAGATCAAATTGTTAATGTATTGAATGAAATTATGGATAATCCAGATTCTAGAAGAATCTTATTAAGTGCATGGAATCCTTTACAAATTGATCAAATGGCATTACCGCCATGTCATGTATTATCACAATTCAGAGTAGTAAATGGCAAGTTATCTTGTCAGTTGTATCAAAGAAGTGCTGATATGTTTTTGGGTGTACCATTTAATATAGCAAGTTATTCATTATTAACACATATGTTTGCGCAGATTACAGGATTACACGTAGGTGAATTTATTTGGGTAGGTGGTGATTGTCACATTTATAAGAATCATTTTGGTCAAGTTAATGAGCAGTTAATGAGAGCACCACGTAAATTGCCTACATTACAGATGCCCAATTTTTATACATTAGATGAATTATTATTGACAAAGACTATTGATTATACGTTATTAAATTATAGTCCTATGGATAGTATTAAAGCTACAATGGCTGTTTAAATATAATATAAAACCCACATAAGTGGGTTTTATAAAAGTTTTAATCTTTAAGATTAAGCTAAAACAGTATTTGTGAAGTCGATACCGAATGAACGAGCATAAGTAGCAGCACGGTCATTTGACGTAGGCGAACTAACACCAGGAATTGTATCCAATGCATAACGAGTTTTCGCGATAACTGCTGGTTGACCAGAGTCTGCGTTTGTTACTTTAGTGAATGACATAGGAACATATGGAGCGAAGAAGCCCATTGCATCACGTCTGTCAACACCTTTATACATTACTGTGCAATAATCAGAAGTAGCATATTGATCGATAACAACTTTATATTTACCATCAAATGTACCTGCAACACCACCAGAAACTGGTGTATTGATATTTGCTTTTTGTTCAGCAACCTTGAAAGTACCCGCTTGTTCTAACATTGTAGAAACTTTAGGAGATACAACAAGAATGTTACCTTGTCCACGCTTGGTATCTAGACCGATTTGTTTTGCTTCTGAAGAGATACGAACAGATTCTCTACGGAATTTTTCAATTTCCCAACGCCCTGTGTTATCAGATGCTTGTGTAAAGCTTGTAGTATTTTGCAATTGTGTTGCATTAGCATTAACAAAATCAACAACTTCACGATCTAATTCAGCTTGCATTTCATAGGACATCATACTCATGATTTCTTCATCAGCTAATTTGCCATGTTGATTTTTCAAATCTTGATACATTTCAACAGTATATTGACCTTTTAAAGCTCTTGAACGTGCTTCAACAGTTTTCTTCGCAATACTGAAACCAACTTCACGCATATCACGTGATAATTGTTCTGCTTCCGCAGTTGAATAAGAACCAGTGTAATTCTTGAATATTCTTGAGAATGATGCTTCGTTAGTAAAGATACCTGTAATAGTTTCTGCACCAGTATTAATTGTCTCAGCTGTTAAAATACCAGCTGTAAGTTCAACTAAAAGCTTAGCACCTTCAACATAAACAACAGTAGCTACTGCGCCAGAAGTATCACCAGTAATTGTACCACCAGCAACTAAACCAGTAGGACGTGACATCTCGATTATGATTGAATTAGCATTTGAACCCGTATCAGCAGTACCAGTATATTGGTTAGTCATTGCATAAATAAAACCAGTAGGCATAGACATAGGCTGTACACCAAGTAACTCATTTGCAATCAAGTTAGGATATACTCTACGAACCATAGGCATTAAGATTGGTGTAAATTGAGCAACATCGCCAGACAAAGTACCTTCGTTCATTAGACGTTCATTTTCAATTTCTGTGTTCTTTAACATCATAGTCATTGAAACGTTATCTGCTTCAGATAATGGTGTATATTTAGAACTTTCAAGTAAAGCTTGAATTTTTTGCATTTTTAAAATTCTCCTTAATTATTATAATATATAAAATTTGTTTTTTATATTTTTTTATTTATATTTTTATTAAAATAAAATTAAAAAACTAACAAAACTTAATCACGATTAAACGAAACGCTTCCAATCGGCTTCTGGTTCGTCTTTATCAGTGTTTTCATTAATGTTGTCTTCTGATTTTGAAGTACCTTGAACACTTTCTTTAATAGTTTCAAGTTTTTCAACATATTTACTGTCATTAGTAAATTCAACTAATTCAGCTAATTTTTTGAATTTTTCTGATTCAACTAAAGATAAATCTTCAGACATTTCAGCAATAGCACCCATTACAATTAGTTTTTCGTTTTCATTTTTCAAAGAAAATACTTCTTCAACTAATGCATCATATTTTACCTTAGATTCTTCTAATTGTTTAGAAACATTAGAATTATCTTTTGCTTCAACAATATCAGCAACCTTAACACCTGTAGCAATCAACATACTATCGAATGCTTCAACTATCATATCAGCTTTTTCAGATAATACAGACTCATCCAATTTTGTTTTTACTTCTTCTAAGAAATCATCAACAACACGATCAAGATACATGTTAACATTGTTGGATATTTCTTCTTTAGCTTCATTAAGTTCTTTTTCTTTATCTTCATTTAATAATTTAATGTGTTCGTCGGCACGTTCCTCCAACTCATCCATTTTTTCTTCTAATTTTTCATCCATTAGAATAATAGCTTTTGATTCAACCGCTTCATTAAAAGATGTTTCTAAAGACTCTTTTAATTCATCTGTGAAAACCTTATTATCCAATGATTCAAAAAGTTTTTTTAAACCCATGTAATCAATCTCCTTATTTGTTAATAAAATTCTTTAATATTTACTCATTCGTAACTATATTTATATTTATAATTTTTTAATTTTTTCTAGAAATTCGTTAAACTTCGTTTCAATAGCGCTATGAATGTCATCTTTAGCATACATATCGCATGCACCTGAAACAGAACATAAATTTTCATTAAATGGTACAATATTACCATAATCATCTAAACTGAAATTAAGATCTTCAATAATACCTTCATTTAACTGATAGCTTTCAACTACACCATTCATAGTGGCATTATAATCACTAGGAGCTGATACAATATCATAAGTAATCAATTTAAATTTCTCAACAATACCATTATTAATAGTACCTACAGCACGTGAAGATACAGATAACTTAATACCGTTATCAATTAAATCTTTAAGCTTATTCGCTCTTTCATTATTCAATAAAACAGCTTCACCAATAACATAATCACCTTCGACGTTTAACTTGGTAATTTTTGCTACTGCATCCATAGGCTTAATATTTGCACGTGCTGGATGTTCATATTCCATTAATGTATTAATAGAACCATTACTAAAATTATCTTGATAATTAGTTACTTGTGATTCCCATAAATTCTTAGGGTAAATACGACCATTACGATTTCTCTTACCTATTGTACTAAATACACCACTTATCTTATATTTCTTTGTTTTCTTACCACTTGATTCATCAAGGTTTTCTTCAACCTCAAATGTATTAGTAGCATCTAAATCATAAATAAGTTTCATAACTTACTCCTCTTCACCATTAGAGCTGATCTGTGAAAATATTTTCTTATATTCCTTAATCTCACTAATATCATCTGTATGCTGTTTCATAGTTGGATGATTACTCATTTTAGTATTTAACGCGGCTTTAACTTTATCTGAGAAATCAGAGTACTTCTTATCAATTGCTAATTGAATTGTTTCATTATCCATTTTAAATCTCCTTTATTTTCTGCGTTTTTTACCAGACGCTCTTGCCATTTGATATAATTGAGTAGCTGAATATCTACCATTAGTAAATGATTCACTCTTCAATCTTGCTGCTTCAATTAATCTTTCAGGTGGTAATATTACAGCCTTTTTACCCAAACGCGGGTTTATATATAGTCTTATACATGGTGCATAACCTAAACTTTTTAACATTGGTTTTAAATCATGATAATCGAAATCTAAAGGCAAATTTTTCTTAATATTTTTAGAATTCATCGATATAATCTTCTTAATAAGATTAATTCTCATAGACATAGGTATCCAATGAAAGTTCAAACCTAATGTATGTGATCTACCCGATCTTAATATTAAAACCAAAGGCGTTCTATCATAAGTTTGTTCTTTATCCTTAGCATCATAAGACGTAAACAAAAGATTACCAGGCTTCATATCACGCGCTCTTAAAGTCTTACGTTCTTTCATAAGATCTTTAATCTTCATATTCGATTGAGCTGTAGATAATTCTTTTAATCTATTCTTATTTTTATGTTTACCTTTGCCTTTTATTGCCATTTATAATCCAAAATAACCCTTAATGGGCTCTAATTTATTCAGCAATAGCGTTTTTAGTGGCAGGGTTGCCTGATGCTGGATTATTCATTTCACCATTACCAACAACCCAATCGGTATAACTAAATGCAATATCGAATTCTTGTAATGTATCAATTTGATCATCACCAACTGTTAATTCTGAAACTTCCTGCACAAATACATTATGCATCGTGTAAGTAGCAGTTACATTACCAGCACTATCCAATTGCTCAACATTTAACTCACTCATTACATCAGTAGGATTACCTGAATGTGTATTATTTTGGAAGTTATCAGCAGATGTCATCCATGAAATCATATCTTTACGCAAAGCATGATCTTCAGTTTGATAAAATGTTAATGTCCAAATATTAGTATATGTAGTATCACCAGGCAATACCAACTTTCTACCTTGATTATATGCTTCAATTTGACCAATCGTCGCACCAGGGAAAGATGAACCTTTACAAAGTACTTCAGCATCCCGCAAATTAGAAGACACCGGAACAGTAGCAGGGATACTAAATCCAATTCTATATTTATTAGCTCTAGCACCTGCACCTAAAGCATTCTTTAATTGAGACAATTTATTTGCCATTGTTAATTTCTCCTGTTATTTTTACCGTTAAATATATATATATATAT